ACAGGGTCAGAGGTGGTAGCAAACTCCATATCAGATGAATCCTGTACTCTACCTCTTTTGTAAGCGGGTATCTGCCTGCAGGGTTGGTCTATTGTTCCATCGTTTCTTAGTACGTATAATATCTTATGACCCTCAGAAGTAGTAGTACCGTCAGTAACAGATGTTTCTTCTGCTATTCTTTCTAACAAAGGTCGAGGCATAGCGTCAATAACCTGATTAGCGCCTTCTGTTATGAAGGTATCTAACGCCGTTTCATCGCTAAAAGTGCCAATCAAATCAACGACTTGTGCACTAAATGTTGCCACTGATTTCTCCTCCCTTAGACTCTATGTCCTCTGCCATAGACATTGTTTTAAAGTTAATAAGGTCCTTGCGTATTGCGGTTGCAAAACGACCATCCCTTATAATTGTGGCTGTACTATACCTAGGAGCGTGCGCTCTTTTGCCACACTCTCTACAATAAAACCATCCACCTTCATTCTCAGCTTTACAATGCTGACAACGCATTAAGTTCCTCCAACAATTAATGTCATAATTCTATCACCATTTAATTGTGTATGTGTGATAGATAAAACTTCATTATTGGTAGAATCTAAAGTAGCTATGTAATCCTTGATATCCCTTGCCATAGTTCCTACTGCGCCATCTTCTTCTCCGGGGTTACCGGGATGTATCATAACTTTTACTTTTAAATTACCATAAGCAGCCATAATTACTCCTGTTTTAAATTTTTAGGATGTTCGGGGGCTACTCTTTCTCAGTAACCCCCACAGAATCCAAGTCTGTTACCCGTATTGTTTAGGGTTATGAAGTGGTTAATGCGTCATCAATACCTGACATCGCTTCTGCTAAGTATTCACCACCAGCGTACATTATGTTAATGTAATCGCCTTTCTGTGCTGAAGTACCAATTACGATATTAGATACCTGCGTACCTGCTGTAGAATTAGAAGCGTCACCACCGGGGTCTTTCATCACTAAACTAATGATTGCACTACCTGCAGCTATAGTAATAGCTCCTGTTGGGGTCTCTTCCTCTACAATAAACTTGTAGTGGATACCATCAACTCCGGATGCGGCAGTTGGCAATGTGATAGAGTAAGCTCCACCTGCTGAACTTAGCATGAAGACCTTACCACTGTCAGCTGACGTTAGTGTACGAGCTACGGTGATTGGTTCTATCTTTTGTAGAAATCCACCTTTACCACTATTCTTTTCTCTTGTTGCGGCTCTCATTATTCATTACCTCCTAGATTATGGTGCTGTGTAAGCAGATTCAAAGTTGAACAATGCGTGTGCTTCTGGTAAAGAAACTTCTAAACCAGCTTCAGTCAATACCATATCTTTACGTAGGTCTTCATCAGCAGACTGCACATTAGTCATAATGTGTGTGTCTCTATTTACACCGTTACCAACTAAAGGTCTATAAGCAACTTGGTCCAAGTCAACCATAGCCATGAATCCAGCAGCAAAACCTCTAAATAGAGGCTCTTTTACTAGGGTTAGGTCACCGTGAATAGTTTCTACCTTGACCACTTTATGTCCAAAAGAACCTTTCTCTTGTGACATTAAAGGATTAGCAGCAGAGTGTACTGAAGATAGGAAAGTATTAGAGCTTGCCATCTTGTTAAAGAATGTGATTACAGGCAATGAACATAACGCAAGTTTTGCGCCAGCTCCACCACGTGCAGGGTCAAAAACAACTTCTAAGTCAGCAAGTAACGCATCGTAAGTAAACTGTGCGTCTGTACGAGTTGAGAAGTATGCTTTATCTTCTGTGTAATCTAACTGAGCATTATCTTTAATCTGTGACTGTGAGTTCTTAATAATACTTCCTACAATACCGTCAGAGTAAGAGATACCATTTACAACACCACCTTGACCGAAGAGCATAGCTCTTTCAATGTCAACTTTGTGCTCACGTAACTTTAAGTTCCAGATTCTATCAAACTCACTAGCATATCCACGATATACAGTAGCTCTTGCTGTGTTAGTTAACTCACAAGAGGTTTTAAAGATTTGACAGTATCCAACACCATTATCTAAATGCTTTGAGAAAGAGTCTGGAGAACCAGTTCCTTCTTCAAATGCACTACCAATAACGGTACATAAAGTCTGGTCAGCAGCAGCGGTGGTTGAACCAGTGGCTGCAGATATTGTACGACCAGTAAATGTGCTTGTGTCTCCGGTATCTACTGGAGCGCTTTCGATTCTAACGATTGCGGTTTCTGGCTCGTTTGTTGAAGCGTTAGTTTCACCAACAGCAAAGACCATTCCTTTAATTAGAAAGTCTACTGAGCCTTGTGAAGTTCCTGCAGTTTCAACAGTATAAGTTAATGTACTGCCTGCAGCTGGTACAGTATGAGCGGCTGCTAAACGGAAACTTCTATCTGTCATATCAATCTTGTTTCTGTCTTTCAACCATCTAAACTGTGGGTCATCCGTAGGGACTTTGGCTACCTTGGATAAGTATACAAAAAACGGCGATTCTTCTGGAGCGAGGTCTGCTACTCTATCACTAAAGTTAAACAGTCGTCTCGAAGGAATCGTGCTGTCTATAACTGCACCGGGGTCTCCAACCTTAAGGGGATGAGGATTATTAAATGTTGCCATTTGTCATTCCTTCCATTATGTGATTAATTAAAGGACGCTAGTACGACTCCCGGCATTTACAATATTATCCCATACTTGATTCTCTGTACTCTTTGGTGAACTTGGTGCACCACCTTGAAGTACCCCAGCTGTTCTGGGCTGTTGTTGGGCATTTTGTACTGCTTGGGCTGTCTCTGGAGCGTTACCTTTGTTTTTTACGTCTCTGAATAGCTTGACAAGATTAGATAACCCTACAGATTCTTTGGGCTGAGTAACAAACCCCATAAACTCTTGAACGTCTCCGTCCGAAAACTTATAAGTGTTTCTAAGCTCATTGACTGTATTGTTATAGGTTATTTCTTCTTGCATCTGTCTCTTTTGTTGCGCCATCGCATTATCTACGACATCTTTGGCAAGCTGCATCTCTTGATTTAGCCTGAACTTAAAAGATGGTGATTCTGGACTGTAATACGCATCCCAAGGGTTGAAGTCTTCCGGTTTCAGAGCCGGTTGACCTTGTTGTTGCTGTTGTTGTGGCTGTTGTGGAGCGTTGATATTTTCTTGAAGCATATTTACCAAATCAGGTCTTTGCTCTAGTAATTGTCCAAGAGGCTCAAACTTACGTAGCTTTTCATTCTCTGCGATTGATTTATCATACATAGATTGAAACTTACGTGCTTCTACCTCCCATTCGTTTACTGGAGTTGTTTCGCTTTCTACACTAACCTCTGGAGCGCTGTAATCTACAGCCTCTTCCGAAGGTTGGTCAGCTTGTTGCTCATACTGAGCGTCTGTTTGTTCTCGTACTTCTTGTACTATATCAGCGCCACCATCTACCAAACCGTCAGCAGTTGATGTAGCCTCTACTTGTTGATTATCCATTATATTCCTTTCAGATGTCTCTAAGCTTCAGGAGCAGAACTAGCGTCTTTTCTAACATTCGCTAATTTCTCCGCTTCGAGCTTCACCTTTGATTGTAGGTTGTTTAGTTGAACTCGTCTATCAGCTTTGGCGTCCGCAGAGATATCTTTCAATCTAGTCTTGAATTTCTCGACTTCGACTTTCTTTCTATCACTTATGGACTCCCTTTGGGCAGTCTGGAGGTCACCCTCCAAATTCTTAATTTGCTCGGTCATTGCAGCAATCTGTCTCTGTAATAACTGTCTTTCTTCTGTTCTTCTCATTACACCTTCCTTGTCAAATATCTCAGGATTCTTTTTAAGAACCTCTGTTCTATCTACAATACCCATTCTAAACGCTTCCATGTATACACCAAGCTCTGCATACTTGTTGGTTGGTAGCGTAGACCCGGGCTCAATCCTGACGTCATGCTGTTGTAAATTATGTTTTTCTTTTTTGATATCTAGTATTGCTCCTACCTTTTTATCGTACATATTGATAGTTGCTTCTGTAATATCATTGTTGGCTTCATTGAGCCTAAAAATCTTTTTATATGTATAGTGACCTTTAGATAGGTTATACAATACCTGTCCTAGTCTATTGATACTAAACTCTATATCTCTTAGTTTTGACTTTGGTCTTTCTGAACCTAGAGATATCATTCTTTCTGTAGCTCTTACTGTCTCTGGTGCTTTCTCTGCAAACCCGTGCATCATCTCAGGTAATCCAAATGTAAAATCAATATAGAACTCACACTGCTGTATTAATCTGTAAAACTCAGAAGATAACGGCTGAGGTGCTGGAAAGTGTGGCTCACCTTGTGTACTGTCTACTTCTATGACTGCGTTTGGATTTGCCCAGTCTCTTTCTAGTTGACCAAGGTCTTCTACACTTCCCAGTGGGACTAATAGCTTTAATCCTCCAGATGCTTGTGCGTGTGATAGTGCTAATGACCATAGTTTATTTAAAAGCCTTTGCATAGGTCTTGCCCTTGATACATCTGACTTTGGATAAGGGCTTTCTGTAAATACATTTGGAAAAGGTATGATAGGATAGTGGTCGGTATTCAAGATAGTCTCATAAAGAACTACTTGACCGATACTAGCGCAAACCTTTACTCTAGTTTGTCTTACTGGTATGACTTCGTATTGACCTGCTTCTATCTGTTCTCTATTGTTCTCAATAAACTCTGCATACTCAGGTTCACTCAAAATTACTTCTTCGCCATTCTGCATATCTATGATACGGTAAAAACTAACCTTGACTTTGTAAAATCTTTCTAGTATCTGATACTTCTGTCTTTCGTAATAGTCTAAATCTTTAACCTCAGACGGAGTAAATATCTTTTTATTGTTAGCATTCATTGCATCAGGATAGTCTTCTTCAAGATAAGTTTCTAAATCCTGTATAATACCAACTTGCATCTCCCCTGTCTCTGGGTCTTCTTGTTCTCCTAATTCAGGGTAGAGGTTGACGACCTGTTCACCAGTGAGTATCGTGGAGAGGATAATGCTTTCAGCATCATCGAACCAGCGGTTTCGGGTGTTAGGAGAGGCATATACTCGAAAGGGATTGACATAAGTGAACTTGACATCACCTCTACCAAAATCTGACTCTGCATCTACATACGCATACAAGTAACCTAATCCTGTTGTAGCGTAGTCATGTATTGCGTGCTTTAACTGATAATCACCATTTGAGTTACCCCAGATATATCCCATGATAACTCTCCATAGAGAAGCAATCTTTACATCAGAATCTTCTCTAGGTGTCATGGTAAATGCTGGAGAACGTGAAGTTAAAACAGCTTTAAATTTTTCAATAGCTGGTCCAATCCTATCCATTGGCACATCAGCTTGGTTTCTTGATTGTAACTCATCTACTTCTTCTGTAGTGTAGTGGTTACCATGAAAAAAATCTATATCAAAACGAGCTTCGGTATCCCAGCTTTTCCTAGCATCTCTATATCTGCGATATAGTTCTTGGTTATAATCTGCTCTTTTATCTTTTTCTAATACCATTAAGTAGTCTCGTTTGCTAACCTTTGTACTAATAATCTATTGACTAGCCCTTTTAAATTAGGATTCAAAGCACTAGGGCTGACTGCGTTCTTGTTTAGCATGGCGCCTTGCTTTCTTGACAGTGGAGTCTCTACACCATAAGCAGGTAATATTGCTTCTGCTAGTTTTGGTACTACCATAGCTTCTGCACCTGTCATACCATTTTGCATTCTAGAAGAGTAAACATCTGGTTGT